CTATATTTTAACCATTGTCCATTCTTTTCCTCGAAGGTCGTGATAACTGGCAGTTTGATTTGGTGATTTGTGACCAAGTAATTTTTGGGTGTCTATTCCTTGTTCTGCGTATAATCGTTCTGCTAATGAACGCTGCTCATGGAACGTTGCTGGCGTGCCACCCCCCCAATTGATTTCTGCGCTATCCCGCGCCTTACTGAAATTCATTGTTATGGTGTTCGATTTCACCTGTGCTCCACGCTCTGCCATTGAGGTTGCACGAAAGAAGTGAATCAGATAAGGGCTAACCGCATAATCTCGGCAGCGCGCTATTACATCCTTTAGGCTCCATCCAATAGGATCCAATCTTAAAGAAAGAGGAATAGCTAGCTTACTACCAGTTTTTTCCTGAACAACATGAAGATGGTCATCCCAAATATCGCTGAACTTCATGTTTGAGATATCGCCAAGGCGTTGAGCTGTAACAATTGCCAAGAGCATTGCATTACCCATATACCGATGTTTAGCGTCTGCTATCTCGAAGATTTTTTTCCACTCATCAAGATTCAAACGCTGCCTGGTAATTCGTCGCCGAGGTTGCTTGGTGGCAAGGGCAGGGTTATAACCTGGCGGGACCTCACCGTAATGTTGCGCCTCCTTAAAAACATCGATTAATACTGAACGTACTACCTGAGCCATTCTTGGCTGTCCCTCTGAAACATAGGTTTCGAGGATTTGAGCAATATCTTTTACATCGACAGCAGAGATCAGCTTCATGCCTACAGATTCACGAAGTAATGCGATTGGTTTAGCCTTTTGCTTATAGGTGTTCGGCCGGATATCGCCACTCTCAAGTCTTTCGTCCTGTATTTTCCAGTAGCGATCAAGCCATGTATTGGTTGTTATCGCTTTTCCTTTGCTGGTCGCTATCCTGTCACTTATAGCCAGTACTTGCCGGGTTCGTTGTTCAGCTAATCGCGCATTGGCTTCGATTGCTATTGCTGTTGCTTCAGCCTCGTCAGTTCCGAGGCTGTGGAATTTGCCAGTTAGAGGATGCTTGTAGCGCCAGTAGACTTTATTTACCTTACGACTGTAGAGCGGATAAAGATTCGGGACCTTTACGTTATTTTTACGTGGGCGTGCAGCCATCAGTCAGTATCCTTTGAAGCATTGGCGAATCAGATTTTTTAATGACGGGCTGAGTCAAGTTGCCTGTAATTTCAGCATCTTCTCTTACCCGCCAAAAGCGACCTTCTTTTTTGGCCGGCGGGTTGAACATGCTCTCCTTTGCGTATCGGCGCAACGTATTTAAGCTGGGTGGATTACTCCGGTACTTTTCTGCGGCCCATTCTTCTAAAGTCAGCATTTGAAGCATGTGCTTTACCTCATAATGGCCCATTGCTGGGCCAAATTCTGAATTTAAAAAATCATTGTTCAGTCAGGTGCTGCCAGATTGCAGAAACATATTTCACCTGGTGGCGGGCATCTGAAATAGCCTTATGAGGTTCTCCTTCGAACGGGATTTCATGGCGGGGCGTATATCCCACGGCTTTACCCAGTTCAACGATGGTCCTTACATCACGGTTGTTCCAGTATTTCCATGGGCAGGAGATCCCGGTCCGGGCGTATGAATTCTCCAGAAGAACATTGTCGAAAGTGGCACCATTACCCCAGACCTGGACAGTGTCCTTGCCGTTCGCTGCATTCTCGGCGATGAAATCCTTGAATTGAAGGAGAGCATCATCCAGTGGGATTGCATGATCCATAACAATCTCTGAACGAGCTTCAGAAGTTTCCTTCAACCAGAAGAGGATCGTCGAGGCATCAGGAACTCCGCCCCATCCCATTGCCGATTCGAGAGAGATCACCTTATAAAACTCAGGCCCCGTCTGGCCGGATGCCGGGTCGAAGAATACCGCTCCGATGGATACTATTGGCGCGTCGGGCTTTTCGCCCATGCTTTCGATATCCACCATAAGGTGCGTATAAAGCATATCAGCCGAATCATTTTTATGATGAACGGAGTCTTCATTTAGGGCAGTTGCGTCGCTATCAGTTTCAGTAGAGCTTTCGCCTGTGACAACTTCTTCCTGGCCCTCTGGTAACGGAGAGCCGTTCGTTCTTTCATCATTGCCAGTTTCTTCCATCTGCACATTATCTACGTACTCCGCCGCGGTATTAGGTTGGTCAGCTTGAATGTTGCTGATGGTCAGCCCTTCAATAGAAAAAAGACCATTGCCAACTTTTTCGAGAATCGGCTGCGTTTCTCCGTCGATCTGTGCTTCCTCATTCTTGCCGCTAGATTCAGGACCACCAGTTTCAACCACTGAATCAGTTGCTACCTCGTTTGTCCAGCTAACCTCAGGGTCATGACGAGCAGCCACAAGAGTTTCTTCTGATGGTTCGGAATGATTACTTTCAGTAAGGTTCGCGTTGATGTATCCGCTGAGACGTGCCGGATATAGGTAATACTCTGGGTGAGCGCTGCGGATAAGCGCAAAGATAGCCGCACGCGAATAATCTAAAATGCCTGGAGTTGCACGAAGAGCTTTAGACCATTCTTTAAACGGACTTTCTTTTTTGCTAACGATCTCTTTTGCCCGGCGGAAAACACCCCCTGGTATGTCGTAAATATTGAAATCCATTGGCAGCGTGGCCAGCGCTATCTCTAAATCAAGAGAGTCGAGATCATGTTTCAGATCAGGGTTTCTGTCGGTTTTGTTTCCCCCGCCAGCATTCGTGCCGCTTGTAGTACGCTGTATCACTGAAACGCGATTACCTTTAGCCCATTCTTTTACCAGTAAACCACGGTCAATATGCTCTGTACCAAACCAAGCCTTGAAGAACTGGATCACTACGGCAAGCTCAGTGCGCTTTCCGTCCGCAGGGAAGATGGTTTTAAGGTCAGCAACCACTTTGGATATGTCAAATTCTGTCGCAGCCTTGAATGGTTCGACATTTTCAGCCGCCAACAACATGTTTTGGACGTAGCTGTTATCTACATCCATTTCGAGCTGTTGGATCATTTTCTTTTGGTCGGCGTCGATGTGATAGGCGTATTCATCAGTAATAAACTGCGCCAGGATGCGCTGCCGCAATGGCAACGTAGCCACTGTGGTAAGCACTGGCGTCTTGGCACTGCTGGAATCGTTACTGATATTCTCAGTCTGCTCAGAAGTGCCTTCTCTGGCTTCTTCGGTCAGCTGCTTAATTTTCCATGTTCGCTGGTCCGCTTCCAGTTCGTAGCGTTTGCACCATGTGTAATCCACTGCACTTTCTTCAGGCAGGTCGTTATACACCGGAAAATCGGTGCGGACAGGCTTGACATAATCCTTGCCGCGGCCGGTTTCAATGCCTGCATCTTCCAGCTCAACATCCAGCTGCAAATTGGCGCGGGCTTCTGATTTTGCGGTGAACCAGATCACGGCATCCTCTTTGCCTGATTTCTGGGTTGCTTTAATGAAATAGAAAAATTCCATATCGGGTCCTTAATTTTGGTTGTAAGATACCCGCAGCTAATGATTGCCGCCTTGGGTAGTGGTCATTGGTCAAAACTCGATTCCGGAAAGCTTTGGTCGGCTGACCGGGTACTTAACCCGCCTTGCGCGGGTTTTGTGCTTTATGAAGCGGAGGGATCGCCTTTTTGAGCGAGGGCGTAGCAAATGCGGCGGACGACTGTCCAAAAATAGGGCAGAAGTACGGCCTGGCGCCGGGCTGGTTTGCGTGCAAAATCGATCATAAATTTCCCCTCTTACCAAACTTCAGGCCAGCCTTTAATTACAGCGGCCAAACCAATTTCTGAATTTTTCTCTTCTGGGTGCAACTCAATATGACGCTCTTCAGCGATTCGATCTGCATCCTTCCAGTCCTCTGCTTTTACCCGATAAGTGCGGTAGCCACTGCTACAGCTGACAACGACGGTGTACTGCTTTTTAGCCACGGTGAGCCCCTTATTTGCCATTGACGCCAGGCTGGCGGAACGTTGAAACCTGCTGCGCATTTCTGATTGGTCATCTCATCCGGTGTTTCGTATGCCGCCGGCAGCTACTTCGTGGGCGTCCTGCCTTGATGACGTGCTGTGAATTTCATGCTCACATATCGTTATATTTAAGTCAATACAAAATGTGAAGTTTAAGGGCGGAAATATGCTTCCTAACGGAATGTAGGCGTAAAAAAACCGCCTATCACAGGGTAATGGGCGGTTAGTGGCTTATGGATTTACTACTTAGATGGCTTGAACCTTCCGCGGAGATACTTCTCAACGTAGTCATCCAGTTCTTTGAGCCGCATCTCGAAGAGATCAATCATGCGATCCTGTTCACTTTCAGGTAACTGCTCGAAGAGGTTGAGCAGTAATTTTTGCTTTTCAGGCAGCTCTTGCCCAGTATTTTCAGTGTCACCAAAAAGGATGAAACTTGGTGAAGCATCCAAAAACCTGGCAAGAGCTATAGCATCATCAGCCCCTATATTGCGGGATCCAATTTCATAGTTTGCAACACGGGAAGAGGTTGACCAGCCACAGAGCTTAGCTAACTGAGCCTGACTTAAACCTTTCGCAACCCTGAGTGTGCGTAACCTTTCACCGATAGTTTCAGCAAGTGTTTTCATGAGCAAACTTTATCACGCATAGTGAAATTTCAATATTCACGTGTTGTCATTGACAGTAACTTCACGTTATGTGAGTATTGGCTTCAGGACAACAAGGAGAACCTTATGAACCTCATTTCTAAATATCGAAAGCAAGGCGGCTTATCTCAACAGGCGCTGGCTTCCAAAGTTGGTTGGGGTCAGTCACGGCTTGCCAACTATGAAGTGAACACCCGAACTCCGAGCCTCGATGACTCAAGACGTATCGTGTCTGCCTTAAATGATTTAGGTGTTGGCTGCACGCTTGATGAGGTTTTTCCGCCAAAAATTACAAAGGGCTAAGTTATGCACCAGATCTCGTATAAACATTCTATTCCCCCGGCTTTTGTTTCTTTGAAAACAAATAATCAGTTTGCTCCTACTCGAAGAGACTCGATACGTAGTCGCACCATTTTTGAGGCTGTTCGGGAGTGGGAGGCAACTTTACCAGGACAGGCTCAGGTAAAGATCGCGCAACTGGTGGCTGAGCAGTGGGCGAAGCGTGGTGGGCGCGGCATCTCGGTAAATAAGCAGAATCTTTTCCGGTACCTGAAAAACGAAAGTGGGTCTGATAAATACACTGCTTACGTCATGCAACTTTCTGGCGCAATCATTGCTGCCATGCCTATTCAGATCGCCCGAAAGCACGGTCTCAGTAAGGCAAAGACAGAAACCGAATTGGTGGCGAGCGCAATCAAGGAATGCAGCGAGGCACACCAGGCGAAACTTGCCGGCGCTCCGCTACAGAAACTTGAGAAAGAAATACGTGAAGCGGCAATCGCCTTATTCAACATGCTACCAGCTGAGACGGCGGGACCACTACTGGCGAGTATTAGCGCCGTAGCGCCGCAATTTTTTTAATCGAGTTTTGACCAATGAATTCAACCCGGAGGCTTCATGAGCATTGATGCAATGCGGTGGGCCAAAAAAGTTAAAACCGGAAAATCTTCCAGCAAGGCGATCTTAACCTGGCTGGCTGATATGTGCGGTGCTGACTTATGCGCTTATCCATCTGTCGCTGCGCTTGCAGAGGCTACTGAGATGGACAGAAAGACTGTGCTTGCAGGATTGCAGCATCTACAGGAAATCGGCCTTGTTGTGGACACCGGGGAACGGCGTGGCAGGACTAAACAAATACCTGTTTACAGGCTGGTGGGCGTTGAAGAAAGCATCCCCGATGCAGAACAAGCCCGAAATTGGGACCGTTTAAACGGTACCAAAAAGGGGACTGTTCAACGAAATGATCCCGATAACGGAACTGTTAATGCGAACAGTACCATTAACGGGACTGTTAACGAGGATAACAATACCAAAATCGGGATTGTTAATAGTTCGAATTTTAACCAAAGAGTACCGTTTTTCCCTTTAAACAGTCCCAAAAACGGGACACGGAATCTACCAAGGAACCATAAAGATCTAAACCCCACGCATAGCGAACTGGTCGAACCTGCTATTCCAGATTATCCGAACCAACCCGGTATCAGATTTGGATCACAGCAACCATTCGGGAAATTCCAGATGCATCAGGACTGGAAACCATCAATCGATTTTGAACGTCAGGCGGTTTTGTGGGGAATGCCGTTGAAGGCGGGAATAAATTTTGAAGCGGAACTGAGTAGTTTTATCGCTTACTGGCAAGCCGAAGGGAAAGTTTTTCATCAAATCCAGTGGGAGCAAAAATTGGCCCGCCATCTGGATCGCGCAAAGGTCCAGACAAAACCACAATCCAGAGGTACCGACAATGCAGCAGTTCGATCAGAACCAACAGCATCCCGAGCTGTTCAGCAAATTCAATCAGCACACGCAGAGTGGCGACGCCGGAACGGACTTGATGGCGACGGAAACGGCATGGCGGCTATGGCAGGTGATGGGGGAAATCTTCTCAAACCGATGGACGCAGAAGAATGGGGCAGAGCCTACGGCCCTCTGGATAGCTCAGATAGGTTCGATGACTGAGGCCCAGATTAAACTGGTTTGCCAGCAGTGCATGGAGCGCTGCGCGGTAGGTAATACATGGCCTCCTGATCTGGCTGAGTTCGTATCGCTGGTTTCTGAGAGTGGGGCTAACCCGTTCGGGCTTACATCGGATCGGGTGATGGCTGAATACCGCCGTTGGCGTAACGAGTCATATCGTTTTTCGGGAAGTGATAAATACCCGTGGCCGCAGCCGGTTTTGTACCACATCTGCATCGAAATGCGCAGGACTGGCGTAGAGCGCCAGATGACTGAGGGGGAACTGAAGAAACTCGCTGAGAAGTTATTGACCAAATGGACGAAGCACGTGAGTAACGGGTTGTCGGTTCCACCAATCCGTCGCCAGCTTGCTGCACCGCAGCATCCGGCAGGGCCAACTCCGGCACAGCTGCTGATGGAAGAGTACAAGCGCCGCAAAGCGGCAGGTTTAACCAACTAATCGAGATTTGACCAATGACCAAACCATTAACCCAGAAAGAGCAGGTAGCGATTTTCGTGCGCTACCAACCGAATTGCGCAGTTGGCGATATATGCGAAGCACTTGATATGTCCAGCGCTGCATCAGGTAAGTTACTGCGTGAGTTAAGCAATGAAGGCGTGTTAGTTCGTGCGCGTAGCGGGGGCCAGTTTATGTACACCGCGGCACCAGATGCAGTTATTCCGGATGTGATCCTTCCCTGCATGGTGGAAAAAAGCGATCCGGTCAGGATGCAATCCGCAGAGCAGAAAGCGAAAGCACTTGAGGAAAAGGGGTTATGGCGGCGAGCAGCAGCTGTATACACCGACATGTTTGGGATCGCCGGCAGCGCTGTAGAGGTAGCTCGAATAGCGAAGCGCCGGAAAGTTTGTCTTCGCATGGCAGGGAGGGCGTAACCGATGGTCAGAAAGAAAACCGACAAAGAACGCACCCTGATCATCAACCGGATTATCGAACTGGTGAAGGAGCTGGGGCGCATCACCACTAATGACGTCGTTGCGATGTTCGGCCTGCACCGGACCACAGCGGAGAAATATCTCCTCGTAGCGGTGGAGCAGGGTAACCTGGTTCGCCACGGGCGGTGTGGTATCTTCCGTGACCTGCGGGCAACAATCGACTTTGACCTGAAACGTTTTTCACACAGCAAGGCGGCGGCATGAGCACAATTACCAAAGAATTCACCAAAGAGCAGTTGATTGCGCGCACAGAAATGCGGCTCGCTATGGTTGCCGGATTCCCTGAGAGCAAGCTGGCGCAGATGGATAAATGCCTGGCTAAAATCGCGCAGGCAGTGTTGAAGGCCGAGCCGTTCCTGTATGCCATAGCTGATTCTGAAGGCGAGGCGCATTTAGATGAGTTCTGCGTTGCTTATGGCGAGGACCCCTTAGTCTCAGAAATTAGCGCCCTCAACGAAAGGGCAAAATCACTAGGAGAGGAATACAAAGCGGTACCAGTGTACCGGTTACCAATGCTGGAGGAATTGAAGTGATGAATATCGCCATAAGAGAATGGCTAAACCAGACTATCGCGGAGCTTGAAGAAGAGCGCGATGCGACGCCAGACGCAATTAATGAAGATGCTGCTATGGCACTTGCTGCGATGATCCGGGCGAAGGCATCGCTCCAGGCGGAGCCTGTTTACCAATGGCGAGAGCGTTGCGAAGATAGTGACCTTTGGGATGACTGCACAAAAGAGCAGTATGAAGAATTCTCAAAGCAGCATGACATCGAGACACGCATTCTGTATACCGCCCCGCCAGCTCCGGTAGTACCTGATGAGATAAACGAGCTGCAAGCCGCTAATTTGGTGTTGACGTTAGGTGTTTTGAACAACGGTATTCCGACCGTCGCTATGAAAGTATGAAACGCCTGCCGCGCCGCTGCAAAAAGAAAATGAACATGTCCGAATAAACAATTCTCGATATATGCTGCGGTTTCCCATGCTCTGGTTTAACAAATGCTACTCTCGCGCTGTCCTTACCGAGTTTCGCAGTGAGGAACATGAGCTTTGCGATGGCCACGGTCAGGTTAAGAGCAAATCTCCCAGAACTTTGCCAAAACAAGGATATAGCTGCGTAATCTAGCCCCGCTCAGGCGGGGACGATTTTTAGACAGTCGGTATTGTGGTTAGCATTTCGTGCGGTTAAACCGTTGATCAAACTAATGCATGGGTGTACTGTATAAATATACAGTTAAAGCAGCGGAGGCATTTATGAAAGTTGAATTAACCATTGATCGTACTAAAGAACTTCCTAAGGGCGCGGTCCCGGCGCTGGAAAAAAAATTATCAAAACGACTCCAGAATCAGTTCGATGAATGCAGTCTGGTTATACGCCGTGCAGGATCACATGGTTTAAGTGTTTACGGTCGCGAAAAGGAAGCTAAGAAGATGGTTGAGGAAATCCTCCAGCAGACCTGGGAAAGCGCAGACGACTGGTATTATTGAGACAGCATGCAATAACTTTCCAGTGTGGAGGGGGACTGGTGAAACAAAAAGAAGAATTACCGAGCAAGGGATACGCAGTCATCAGATGCCACGATGGGGTTATCGTTGCAAGACTGCACTCATTTCCAGAATGTGATCGTGCTTTGATGTATAGACATGGCGATATGGTATCGTTCACTCCTTTGCGGGAAGAAGAAATTATTGGTACGCCAACCCTATTTACCCAAATGTTGGAAAAAGCAGGGTATCGGGTTCACTTGCCATCGAATTAGTTTCAGATAAGTAAACATCTCAATTTCAAATATAGAGTTGTTGGTACAGCAATAACTCTATGTTCTCCTCCTTGGAATCCACTGCCAGTCAATTTGCAGCAAGATTCCCTTTTCATACATTTCTCTCCCAATCTGCTGTTTTAAAGATAATAAAAAACTACCAATTTTTGTTTTTTGTATCTTTCCGCATTGACTTTAAAACAGCTCGGGAATAGCATAAAACAACTGTATGTATATACAGTTTTGCTTTTATTTAATGATTTTAAAGTCAAAGAGGAATTATATGCCTAACGAAGATACTATTAATGTTAATGGTGGTTCTGGCGGTAAAGATAGCGGTATTCATTGGGGGGGCGGCGGTAATGGAGGCGGTAACGGGTCTAATTCATCAGGTGCAAACCTTTCAAGTACGCCGGAGGCGCAGAAACCTGCTGCATACGGTGTACCCGCTGTCATTGGCGTTTATGATGGTATGTGGGGTTTTACTTTATTTACCAAAACGACGCTTCAGGAAGCTATGCAAGCTGCACTGACCCGTATTGAGCAAGGCGCCGTCGCAGCAGTTCCGCTTGCTGGCCGTCTTTTAGGGGCAACTATTGGTGCTCTGATTCCATCTGAGATCGCAAAAGATGATCCTCGTATGATGGCGACGGCTCATCTTGTGAACTCTTTACCATTTGATAAAGTGTCAACCACTCCGCCTTCTGCTTTACCGACTCAGAAAGCTACAGTAGTACACACGCGAATTGCTGATGTTGTTGATGAAGACGGCAAACAGCATATCGCTGTTGTTAAAAGCAAAAATATGCCAATGAGTGTGCCGGTTGTCGATGCGAAACCAACGAAACGCCCAGGGGTTTACACTGCTGGTGTTGTTCCGGGTAAACCGGATCTGCACGTGAAAGTTGATGCGGGTAAAGCACCGGCTGTATCACAATCACAACCAAAAGGTATTCAGAAAGAGCAGGGAGCATCTCGATACCCTGGTTTCACAACCGGACAAAACACTCACGAGGCTATAGTTCGTTTTCCTGATGGTAAGAGTCCACCTATTTACGTATCTGTAACTGAGGTGAGCACGCCTGATCAAGTTAAAAAGCGTCTGGAGGAGGAGAAACGCCGAACACTTGCATGGGCATTAAATAGCCCTGTTGAAGCAGCAGCCAAAGAAGATAAAGAGGCTGGCGACCAGTTGAGTCGTGCTCAGGCAGATATTGTTAAAGCTCAGGAACGGTTAAATAAAGCTCTTCAAGCTATACCGCAAAGAAATAGTGATCTCGACGCTGCAAACAAAGGTGTCGAAGCAATGTTGAAATGGGTTAAACAGGTAGAGGTATATGCTCATGATCCAGATCACCCGGGTCATCGAGTATTTCTCCAGGCTGGTTACAAGCTAGGATTGGCTAAGGAAAAAGCCAAAGTAAGTAAGGCTGCTCTTGATGCCGCAATAAAAGAAAAAGCAGATGCGGAGAAAGCCCTTGCGATCGCTGTAGAAAGCCGTAAACAAAAGGAGCAAAAGAAAAAAGCTTCAGAGCAAAAACTGGCTGACGAAAAGAAAAAGCCGCGTAAGGGTGCTAAAGACTATGGACATGATTATCATCCAGTTCCCAAAACCGAGGAAATTAAAGGGTTAGGTGATCTGACCAAGGGGGCGCCTAAAACGCCTAAACAAAACGGTGGCGGCAAACGACCGCGCTGGTATGGTGATAAAAAGAGTAAAATTTACGAATGGGATTCCCAGCATGGGGAGCTTGAGGGTTATCGAGGTAGTGATGGTAGCCATCTGGGCGCGTTTGACCCTGCAACTGGTAAGCAGGTCAAAGGGCCAGACCCGAAGCGCAATATTAAAAAGTATCTTTGAGAGGGATTTATGGGCTTAAAAATTCGCATTAGCTGGTTCGATAAGAAGACAGAAGACTTCAAGGGCGAAGAGGTATCAAAAGACTTTGGAGAGGATAGTTCAGTAATGGAAAGCCTCGGTCTTCCAATGAAGGACAATCTCAATAACGGTGAATTTGATATGGATAATGGTTGGGTGCCACTACTGCAACCTCATTTCCAGAATCGTATTGATACCACCAAGTTTAATTACTTTGTCGCCTTTGATTATCGTGACAAATGGTAATATGACATTGGTTATGTACTGGTAAACCGGGCTTAGGCTCGGTTTTTTCTTATACTGTTATTAATAAATTATGTATTCCTTTCTGTTTTCGTATCACTCACAACTCTGTTAGAATTAATATATAGGCCTGAACACCCTATACCTGCTGCGCCACTGGAGATAAACAATGGCGCAAGAAACAATCAAGAATAAATCCTTACTGACCCCTCAAAGGGCCAGCAATTTTCTTTTGATGTCACTCCAGCAGGAGGCGGCATGAAGCAAAGCTGGTTCACTCACACCGGACTGGCAACCGAAGAAGCTAATGAGCTGGTAGCTCGCTACGAATCCAATGGCGTAACCGTCGAGAAAAGTCTAGATATAGATCCGCGGTTCTGGTTAGTCAGCGCATATCTTCCTCAGTTCGTTTCATCACTGAGAGCACAGCAAAACATGCGTTCACACGGACGGAGGTAAAATAGAGATGCGCGCTCTGTTACATCCGGTGATTGTTCGTGAATTAGGTGTTGTGTTGCTGAAGCCAGGCAAGGAGCTGCTGAGTTTGTTTGGGAGCGGAAGAGTCTTGATCGAACGTCAGCCTGCAAGCATGTCGGGATACCAGACAGGCCGCGTTCCAGATGCACGGCAACCGTTAGCTGAAAACGAGCAACTAAGAACTTTCTTTCTGAATGAGAATGTCATTCGTGCTGCGGGCGGTATACGTGGGCTTGATTACTGGTTGCTCCACTACGGTGGGGGCAAGTGCCAGAACACTCATGGCGATTATCACTATCATGAGCTGACCGTAATGCATCATGAACCCGGCTCGATTCTGCTATGCGGCTACTGCGACAATGAGTTACGTGATCAACACACTGAGGCACTGGCTGAGCTGGCGTGCCGGAATGTAATCGCATTTGTTCTCGATTCTGTCCGTATTTCTCTTGGCATGGACAAGGCCCGGGAGATCTCGCTCGCAGAACTCAGCTGGTGGGCAGTTCGTGCCGGCGTTACTGAAGCACTTCCCGAATTTGCGGCCCGTGAAGCGCTTCGCCTGCCGGAGGACAGCAAGATTGGGCGCGAAAGTGATATAACGCCAGGGATACCGGCCACCAGCATTCTCGCTGAGAAAGTCGCCGCTGTTGACGTACCTGACATCATGGCCGAACCGCTGGTGGGTGTGCTGGTGGATCCTGCTCCTCCGCAGTCCTTCATGCGTCGCCCTAAACGTCTGCGCTGGGAGTGTCGCGAATATCTTGATTGGGTGAAAACTCAACCATGCGAATGCTGCCAGCAGCAGTCAGATGACCCACACCACTTAATTGGATGGGGGCAGGGTGGCATGGCAACCAAAGCCCATGACATTTTCGCGATCCCACTCTGCCGTAAACATCATAACGAACTGCATAACGACCGGCGGGCATTCGAGCGCAAATATGGCTCGCAGCCGGAGATGATTATTAAAGTGCTGGACCGGGCCTACGCGCTCGGCGTTCTGGCGTAAGGATTAAAGATGATGACACCACGTCAACGCCGTAATCATATTGAAGCGCTGGGTAAAGCAGCAATGGCACCACGTAAGAGCTGGCTGGGTAAAAGTATTCTCCTTAATGATATTCAGTCCGGGTGGATTAAATCGCTTCTGACTGTATGGGGCGAATTTGTTCGCGGCGGTACGGCCCCAGCGAAACCGTGTGGTCATTCGTGCTGGAATGTGCTCAGAGGCAAGAATTGGTCTGATAAAGCACTGGAGCGTTTTACCGCGGCTTTGAACCAGGCAAGGGAGGAAGGTTACCGTGGCGAGCAGGCAATGAGGCGCGCGCGCTCAATACTCTGGCCTGAATCCCCGGTCAGCGTAATTAACCAGGCTATGAGCAGTGATGACGCTAAATTCATGGAGAACGTTGTTCTTCAGGCGTTTGATTTGAAAGATCCTGTTTATATCGTTGGACGTCAGTATTACACCACGCGTAAGAAAATAGCGGACATCACCAGAGATTTGCAGCATCTGGCACCGTGGTTGACAGATTCGGAAGCCAGAAAGCGGGTGCGCTGGTGCCTGGAAATATTCAGGGCAAAGGTTTTTTTGTCAGCGCGGAATGCCCTGAAAGAAAATTCAAGAAAATCGTGATTTAGCAAAAAGTGCTATTTGTGCGATGAAACATTGAAAACGGGCCAGAAAATCAGATAATCCATTCATGCTTGGCAGAGCTGCGCCACGATGGCAGCGATGTAAAGCGACAATTTGAATAAACTTGAAACCCCGCCTGCCGGGGTTTTTTGTTATCCGGCGATACGACAGGGGTATTCGCGAAGGTGCGTTGCACCAGTACCCCTGTCATATCGTCGTTTTTCTCAATTCCTCAAACCCAAACCAACTTATTATCATCAATGAAAAGCTGTACTCGTGAGCTGGTAGTTCTACCGATAAGAATAATCTTAATTGCTAATAAGCAGGTGTTGTTTATTGGTAATAAATTCTTAAGGAATACTGAATTTTAAGTGGCATTTGATAATGCTCTCGATACATAAAACACTGGGTGGGGATACACCTACATCGCAGAGAAAACTGCATGACCCATGACCAGCTGCTCATTGCTGGTCTTTTTTTTCCGCCATTAGCTCAACTGGAAAGAGCACGGAGCTTCTACCTCTGTGGTTCGGGGTTCGAATCCTCGATGGCGGACCAGAGAATTACTTAATTAACGATTTAGTATTTCTAACACCATCACTCACACCGCTGCCATATAATCAAATCCTCACACTGAGGAGATAGCAATGAAAGAAGGTTTCTACTGGATACAGCACAACGGCATAGTGCAGGTCGCTTACTACACCGCCGGTGTCACCGAGGACCTTGAAACGGGCCAGACAATAACTGGTGTCTGGCATCTGACACGAGGTGATGATATTTGCCACAACGGTGAGGCTGAAGTGATTGAAGGCCCACTGTCTGTGCCAGTGAAATGAATATATTCATCTGATTACTTGGCGGATTCTTTGTACTGCACATATGCTATTTAAGCATCCTGCGGAATGGATGTGTTCTGAAAGCATTTTGGTGGTGAATTCCCTATGCGGAGGGGCATTCAGTAGTTACCTGAAAAGGAAACCTCTCAGACGCGGGAATGTTTGCTGGAGTAATTCTCACCGAGAGGTACCCGGCACCACTCTCTCAGCTATTGCCAACTTAGCAACTATGCCTGCTGTCCGAGCAGGCTTTTTTTTGCCGACACAGATAAACTATTGACCGCATGAATATATCCTGAGTAGGTTATGCATGTGGTGAATCCCATCTAAGCGGTGGGGCGTCTGGTTAACTGCTATGTGCAGGTATGCGCGCGACTTTGATGACCAGAGATAAGTCACCGGGAGGCACCCGGCGCCACAAATTTTTCAAACTTTCGTCCCATTGGAAGGGTATAGAGTGTTCAAGTTTAATTCATCCTTACTTGCGATTTTTCTGCTGTCAGGTTGTAGTTCTGATCTGGTTTTAAGCCCACCTAAACAACCTGATTACAAACCAATGCCTGACATCACCCAGTCTGTGACGCCGACGCAACAGCGTGCGATCATGGCTGGAGAGAGGCCTGATTGGTCAGAAAGAACACCAGTAAGCGCTGCGAAGCGATATTAATAAACACTTATCTAATAAGGCTGCCATTGGGTGGCCTTTTTTATTTCCCCTCAAATTTACTGAGAGGATTCACAGCAATAGAGGGGGGACCGATGTCCGATCCATTTTCCGGCACGGGGCTGGCCGGTTTAGCTTTGACTGGAGCCAGTGTTTACGGTCTATTGACCGGAACTGATTACGGTGTCGTTTTTGGTGCATTTGCTGGCGCCGTATTTTACATAGCGACAGCGGCTGACCTGAGTGTGTTACGTCGCCTGGCATACTTCTTCGTGTCGTATATCGTCGGCATTCTTTGTTCGGGGCTGTTGGGTTCAAAACTCACATCCTGGACGGGGTACACCGAGAAGCCACTAGATGCTATCGGTGCCGTAATAGCTTCTGCGTTAGCCGTTCAAATCCTTACGTTCCTGAACAAGCAGGACATCGGCTCGCTGGTGGCGCTGATAACGCGCCGGGGAGGTTCAGGTGGTACTAAATGACCCAACAGCAACTATCAACGCGCTGCTCTGCGCCGGAGTTGTGATTACTCTGATGTTTTATCGCCGTGGTGATTCGCGGCATCGGCCATGGATTTCGCGTTTAGCCTGGCTGATTACCGTCACTTACAGCGCTGTACCGCTGGCGTACCTGTGTGGGATTTACCCGCATTCATCATGGGCCACCATTGCGGCCAATATCATATTCCTTTCAGTGCTGGTGGCCGTCAAAGGCAACGTTGCACGTCTGGTTGATCATCTGAGGCACTAATGGACAAAGCACAATTTCAGAAGGCGGCTGGTATCAGCGCCGGGTTAGCTGCACGCTGGTTTCCGCATATCGACGCCGCTATGAAGGAATACGGCATAACCGCACCGCTTGATCAGGCGATGTTTATTGCCCAGATGGGGCATGAAAGCACAAGATTTACCCGGCTGGTGGAGAGCCTGAATTACGCGGTTGAAAACCTGGTACCGACGTTCGGCAGCCACCGCATCACGCAACAACAGGCCGCCGCACTTGGCAGAACGGCAACGCAACCGGCAAACCAGAAAGCGATCGCCAATCTGGTATACGGTGGTGAGTGGGGAAAAGAACACCTTGGCAATCAGGTTGCCGGTGATGGCTGGAAATATCGCGGTCGTGGGCTGAAACAGGTTACCGGCCTGAGCAACTACCGCAGTTGTGGCCATGCTCTAAAACTTGACCTTGTCACCCATCCAGAACTGCTTGAAAAAGATGAATATGCTGCGCGTTCTGCTGCATGGTTCTATGCGACCCGCGGCTGCCTGCTTCATTCCGGCGACGTGGAGCGCGTGACACTGTTAATCAATGGCGGCCGTAACGGGCTGGATAAACGCCGCGCGCTGTTTAACCTGGCGAAATCAGTTCTGGTGTGAGGTGAATGTGGGTATCGAGACAATAATCGGGCTGTTCGCGTTGGTGATTTCAGCGATAGCTGGAGCTTTTGGCCTGGGCCATATTCGCGGCACCAGCAAAGCGGAAGCAAAAGCTGACCAGCAGCGCAACGAAGATAACGCAGCGGCAATGGTCGCAGCAGCCGAACGCAGGGTAGAAACAACGAAAGAGGCCAGCAATGTACAGCAGACTGTTAACCATATGCATGGCGACGATGTTGATCGCGAGCTGCGGGACTACTGGACCCGTAAGGGTTGATTTAGTCGATACTGCGTGCGATTGGGTTAAACCGATTTACGGTACAGCGCACGATTGGGATGTTCTGGATAAGCAGACAAAGCGCGACATCCTGGCGCACAACAAAGCGTGGCAGGCGAACTGCCAAGGAAAAAACACCCTTCCGAACTGAAATCCAACAGTTCGGAAGGGTGGCTAAAGTAGCCATCATTACAAGGAGACTTTGAATGTAGTTCATTGCTCAACAAACAGAGTCAAATATTAAAATTAATATTCAACTTTGTGAGATTTGGATTTTAACTTATAGAACGGTCTCAATTATTGCCTTAGACCTGATGCTGACTGAAAACCACTACAAAGCCTGGCTGCTGGTGGGCTTGATAGGGTCTTTCTCCATATATCTTAGATATTTCCTTGGTGGGCTCAGATAATTCTTATTACAGTTCCGGCATCTTTTAATTTTGTGTAAGTAAAACCCACCGCTCCGTAAAATGATACGCAAAGGAATATCAAAGCAAAGAGAATTACGTAGAAACTGACGTCACCCTTAACAGAAAACTGATAAATTGCAAAAAAGCATAGTAAGACGAATGCTGACAGTGAGGATAGTGCAATAAAAGAATAAAGAAAAATCATGAGCAGGTCGTCCTGACGTTAACTTATGTCAAACCATTGTATCTACAGCCTGGCTGATTACCAACCTACTTCAATGCAACGCGCTTCTTAATGGTTACACACGCATCGTTCATCGTGAGCAGCGTGAAACGTGGAAGCGTCCCGGTGGTGGTTAAAACCGCCTGTGACTGGGTAAAACCAATCTACCTGACTGATCACGACATCGACGTTCTGGATCGGCAGACGAAGAAAAACATCTTGACGTATAATAAAGCGTGGCAGGCGAACTACCATACAACATAGAACCTCATCCATGAGGCTCTGACACAGTATCTTCTCTGGATTTTAACCGTAATAAAGTCTCACAACGCCGCACTCGATCGGCATTCATGTGTTACAGTTTGACCGTGGTGAATCCCCCTCAGCGGCGGGGCTAATTAACCTGACGACTCTTCTTCATGAGGGCATCGTGAATTTCTGAAGCAAGCGGGTCATGGTTGGTTAACCTAAAGGCTCACCGGGAGGCACCCGGCACCACAACCTGTCAGAACCAAAGCTTACCAGCTGGTGGGCTTGAGTTGAGTTCGAGCATTAAAAAAAGCCCCTGTTACGGGGCAATTATGAGTTGAATCTTTTGTTATGTTTTTGTGCTTCTTGCTCTAAGGCTGTTGGACCTTAACATTTTGCTCAAAAAATGCAAACAAAATGCATATTTAAATGTAACGACAAAAATCTTCCTCACATTGAGTCGTTACCATTACAGACGGATAAGTCAATCGTCCCTCACATAAAGGGAGGGCTTCAGAACGAAATTTAATCACAGCCTTGCCGTTGCCGGTCAAGTGTATTGAGCGCCTTCATGTAAGCGCCATAAGCTCCCTTAAAGGATTGCCCAGCTTGCTTAATTGCCGACTCTTGTAATTCTTGATTATCACCAGCGCTGTCTGCCAGATAAAAGGCCTTAAGAACGTTAGCCGCAACCATACCCAGCTCAGGAGGTGCGTAAGTCATTACTTCTGTTGCGCTTTGAACTACAGGCAACATATCCTTTCTCAGGTCGCTTCTCGTCATCGGGTTGGTTAATGCAGGTGAAAATCCAAACGAAGTTACTGAAACCATAAACTGGTTATATTTTTCTCTCAGGAGCGACTCTTGTTTATCTACCCGAATAACGCACGCTGTTTTAGAGGCATTGTGAGTTTGTAAATAGTTTCCGTACAATCCTAAAAGCGCAGTAATGCTTACACCAAGTAAGGTACAGATTACGGGAAAAATGACATTGAACTGGTTTACTCGTGGACTACGGCTCATGATCAACGCTCCTCAGTTAACAATTCAATTTTCTTTAATTAATAAGTCCATATTTGCTGGCCATGATTTTTACGCCCAGCGCCAGAACGTGGTTGGTAATCATTTTCAGAGTCTCTTTACTTCCGGATTTAACCGCTTTTATTAATTCGTTTCCGGCTGGCGATGTGAGGCTGTCCGGCATGAGTTTCAGGCATTCAAGGCCCTTAGGGGTCAGAATGACGTCCATAAAATATTCACCATGAAAACCACCAGAAGAAAGAAAGCCTGCATTGATTAGCCATGTGATTGTCGCTTTAACAAACTCTGCCTCTGCCGTTAGCTCAGCTCCTGTAAATCCATCAGGATCAAGTGCGGAGTCACCTTCAATGTAGTTTGCTAAACCCAAGGTTTTTGTAAGAGGAAACGTATTGTACAAATCAGCAAATACCTGACCTGCAATCTCGTCAAACCTGTCAATGTTGGACATGATTATGAATAACTCCCTGTACGAAAGAGAAGAAGAGAAAGCAGCTCTGATAAAAGAACTGCAAGTTGCTATTACATCACAACTTACCGGAGAAATGGACTGGGTGAGAACAAGAGCTTTTTGGGCTGCACGATTACCAATGATACCTGCGGAGGTATTGGCTGAATCGCTAACCGCCGCGATCAGCACAGGGGCGGCAATTCTGGCATCAAAGAACAGGTGAAAATGAATCTCATCTGTGAAAGGTACTCCTGGCGGTTTGGAGCACCGAGGGGGCGAGGACACGCGGGAAACGGCTAGTTTTTTGCATTTTATGGGTTTCATCATCATCTGTTTAACCTCTTGATATTTCAGTCCTGATCATTAGCAGGATGTCGAAATGACTATTTTTTGTTCACCATCATGGATAACGAACTCAAAAATTTCCGGCTGAATATCACGCAGCTGGCAGCCATTACCGATCTGCACCGCCAGACGGTCGCGAGCAAGCTTGCAAATGTTCAGCCGGCACCGGGCAGCAATCCAAAACTTAAGCTTTATGCCATCACCGATATCCTCAGGGAGTTGCTGACGAGTACCACACCGTCGGAGCTGGTGGACGTCGACAAAATGCTTCCCCCCGATCGTAAAGCCTGGTTTCAGTCGGAGCGTGAAAGGCTCAAGTTTCAGCAGGAAACAGGGGAGCTGATCCCGGCTTCAGAAGTCACCAGAGAATTTTCCTCTATGGCAAAAGCAATGGTTCAGGTGCTGGAGACGTTACCCGACATCCTTGAACGAGACTGCGCCATGACCCCTTCCGCAGTTGTCAGGGTGCAGCAGGTTATTGACGATTTGCGCGACCAGATAGCCCTCAAAGTTGAGCAGGCCGACTCACCAGAACAGGAGGAAATGCCAGAAGAGGAGTAAATCATGCGACAGGCCACGGCAGCGGAAGTCAGGCGTAACGCTTCCGCCATTCTCAAAGCCCCGCGCCGTATGCCTGTGGCTGAGGCGGTTCAAAAATTTATGCGCGTACCTATGGGGGCCGGTAACTCGGTACCGTGGGATCCTGCTGTCGCCCCCTATGTGATAGAGCCGATGAACTGCCTCGCGATGCGTGAATACGATGCGGTGGTGTTTGTTGGACCAGCACGAACGGGGAAAACGATAGGCCTGGTGGATGGCTGGGTTGTATACAACATTGTCTGCGACCCGTCCGATATGCTCGTCGTTCAGATGACCGAGGAGAAAGCGCGCGAGCACTCTAAAAAACGTCTGGCGAGAACGTTTCGTGTCAGTCCTGAAGTGGCGAAACGCCTGAGCCCGTTGCGAAACGACAACAACGTGCATGATCGTACTTTTCTGGCGGGGAACTATCTCAAGATTGGCTGGCCGTCCATCAACATCATGTCCTCGTCAGATTTCAAATGTGTAGCGCTCACCGATTATGACCGCTTCCCTGAGGACATCGATGGCGAGGGTGACGGTTTTACCCTGGCTTCCAAGCGTACCACCACCTTTATGTCCGCCGGGATGACTCTGGTGGAGTGTTCGCCAGGCCGGGACATTCGCGACAGCAAATGGCGCCGAAAGTCTCCCCATGAAGCACCACCAACGACAGGCGCGCTTTCGCTGTATAACCGTGGGGATCGCCGTCGCTGGTACTGGCCGTGCCCGCATTGTGGTGAATATTTTCAGCCTGCGATGGAGGCGATGACCGGATACCGCGATGAACCTGATCCGGTAAAAGCAAGTGAGTCGGCTCATCTGCTTTGTCCGCATTGCAGCACCATTATCACCGCAGATAAAAAGCGCGAGCTCAACGGGGTGGGTGTCTGGTTGCGTGAAGGTCAGAGTATTGACCGGGACGGCAAGATCTCCGGTGAGCCACGCCGTTCGCGCATAGCGTCGTTCTGGATGGAGGGGCCCGCAGCCGCGTACCAGACCTGGGCGCAGCTGGTGTACAAACTGCTGACTGCTGAGCAGGAGTATGAGGCTACCGGCAGCGAAGAAACCCTCAAGGCGGTTATCAACACTGACTGGGGGCTGCCATACCTGCCGCGCTCGGCCAGCGAACAGCGACGCGCCGATGTGCTGATGCAGCGTGCGGAGGATTACGGTAAACGCATGGTTCCGCCGAAGGTGCGTTTCCTGCTGGCAGCCGTCGACGTTCAGGGCGGGAAAAAGCGCCGTTTCGTCGTGCAGATAATTGGTTATGGCGAAAACGGTGAACGCTGGCTGGTGGATCGCTACAACATCCGCCAGTCCCTGCGCTGCAATGAACATGGCGAGGCGGAGCCAGTCCACCCCGGCGCGTATCCGGAGGACTGGCAGTTGCTTGTCTCCGATGTGCTGGAAAAAACTTACGCACTTCAGTCTGACCCGACGCGGCGTATGCCGGTGCTGGCCATGGCCGTCGACAGCGGCGGTGAGGAAGGGGTGACAGATAATGCCTATAAATTCTGGCGCCAGTGTCGCCGGGATGGTCTGGGTAAACGTGTCTATCTGATCAAGGGCGACAGCACAAAACGCCAGAAAATTATTACCAAAACTCACCCGAATAATACCGAACGCAGTGACCGTCGCGCTGATGCGCGTGGCGAGGTGCCGGTGTATCTGCTGCAAACCGACCTGCTCAAGGATCAGCTCAGCAATAACCTTGATCGTGAGACTCCCGGAGCAGGCTATATCCATTTTCCCGACTGGCTGGGGGAGTGGTTCTACGAGGAACTGACCTACGAAGAGCGCGGCGTAGATGGCAAATGGCGTAAGCCAGGCAAGGGCGCCAACGAAGCCTTTGACCTGTTCTGCTATGCCCACGCCGTCGCGGTTCTGCGCGGCTACGAAAAAATTCGCGACTGGGAAAAACCTCCTGCATGGGCTGAGCCGCAGGATCTCAACCCAAATATTCATGAAGGGGAACGCCCCCGGGAGATAACCGTGAAAAAAAACAAAACCGTTCAGCCGCAAGTCAGGGCTGAGCCTGAGAAAGAAAACACGCTTTCCGGCAGTTGGCTGGGATCTTCCGGTAGGGGAGGAGGCTGGCTGTGAAGAAAGACGACATCTGGAGAACGCTGGTGATGGTGCGCCAGGCCTACCAGGACTCGCTGGACGGCAAGAGTATCTCTTTCACCGGCGTAAACGGTCGCGCCATTACCAACCACGATCCGAAGGCGCTGCGCGATGAGCTCGAATACTGGGAGCGTCGCTGGCGCGCGGTCAACAGCCGTGGTGGTTCGTACAAACTCGCTAACTTTCTGTAAGGCGTTCTATGGGCATTCTTGAAAGAACACTGAGGGCAATTTCCCCCGGGTGGGCCGCGGCACGCGAGCGGGATCGTCTCCGGCTTAATGCGTATGAAGCGGCAAATCCGTCACGGCTGCACAAGGCGAAAAAGCAAAGCCAGTCGGCGGACACCGCTGTGTTTGCAGCAGGTCAGTCCCTGCGGGAACAGGCCCGGTGGCTTGATGAAAACCATGATCTGGTGATCGGCCTGTTCGACAAAATGGAAGACCGGGTGATTGGTGCCCACGGGATCCATGTTGAGCCTCAGCCCCTCGATCTGGAGGGGAATCTTCATTCCGATTTCGCCGGGAAACTTTCGGCGCTCTGGGCTGAATGGTCCGTGCGTCCTGAGGTGACTGGCATGTTCACCCGCCCGGAAGCCGAACGCCTGCTGCTGCGTTCAGCACTGCGTGACGGGGAAGTGTTCACTCAACTGGTCAGGGGGAATGTGCCGGGTCTGCAACATTCCACCTCCGTACCGTTCTCGCTGGAAATGCTGGAGGCGGATTTTGTTCCGTTCAACCTTAACATCACCGCCGGCCAGCAGGTTCGCCAGGGCATCATCGTTAACAACTGGGGACGTCCCGTCGGCTACCGCGTTTACAAGTACCACCCGGCAAATATGACGCGGTTCAGCGCTGAACTTAAAACCGTCTCAGCTGAAAACATGCTCCACCTTGCGCAGCGCAAGCGTCTGCACCAGCTGCGCGGTATCAGCCTGATCCACGGAGTCATTACCCGTCTTTCTGACATCAAGGATTATGAAGAGAGTGAACGCGTTGCCGCCCGTATTGCCGCTGCGCTGGGGTTCTATATCAAGCGCGGAGATGCGCAGTCTCTTGGTGAAGACGGGGAGTTTTCACCTCCCGGCGGCCAGCGTCATTACGATATCGCCCCGGGCATGATTTACGACGACCTGCGCCCGGGTGAAGACCTGGGCATGGTGGAATCAAATCGCCCGAATGTTCACCTCTATGAATTCCGAAACGGACAGATGCGGGCCGTGGCCGCAGGCACGCGCGGCAGCTATTCCAGCATTGCCCGGGACTATAACGGCACCTACAGCTCCCAGCGTCAGGAGCTGGTGGAGAGCTTCGAAGGGTACAACGTCCTGCAACAGTGGTTTGTCGGCCAGCACAGCCGGCCCGTTTACCGCGCATGGCTGGCGATGGCGTTGCTGAGCGGCGTTGAAGTGCCGCCGGATGTGGATCCGAATTCTCTCTATAACGCGCTTTATCTCGGCCCGGTGATGCCGTGGATTGATCCGGGGAAAGAGGCTAATGCCTGGAAAGCCATTGTTCGTGGCGGTGCTGGTACCGAAGCGGAATGGGCACGGGCGCGGGGTAAAAACCCGCAGGAGGTTAAACGCCAGCGACTGCGTGAAACCGAATTTAACCGTCAACACGGGCTGGTGTTTGATTCCGACGCCGCCAACGACAAAGGAGCGATGCCAGATGCAACGGCAAAACCAAAAGATGATCGGCGCGAGCCGGACGATGAGGATTAACCCCCGCGCCAGCCTGGCGGGTGTCGATGCGGCAAACGGTCAGTGCTGGTACGAAATCCGCGCGCTGTATGCCGGGCGCGTCGAAATCTTCCTCTATGACGTGATCGGCGGCTGGGGCATCACAGCCCAGCAGTTCGTCGCGGACTGTAAAGAAGCCGGGGTGTTTGACGCCAGCGCGGTGAATTTACATATCCACAGCCCCGGCGGCGATGTCATGCAGGGATTTGCCATCTACAACACCCTGTCGCGGCTGAAAGCGAAAGTGGATATCTGGGTGGACGGGGTGGCGGCCAGCATGGCCTCGATGATTGTCTGCCTGCCCGGCGCCACGGTGCACATGCCGGAAAACGCCTGGATCATGGTCCACAAACCGTGGGGCGGGATCGCCGGGGATTCTGATGACATGCGCGATTATGCCGCGTGGCTTGATCGTAACGAAGCCCTGATGCTCAGCGCCTATATGAATAAAACCGGACTGGGGCAGGAGGAGCTGGAAGCGATGCTGAAAGCGGAGACCTGGCTTAACGGGGCCGAGGCAGTGGAGAAAGGTTTCGCTGACACGCTTGAACCTGAACTACAGGCTGCGGCCTGTGTGAATGAAAATAAACTGAAGGATTACCAGAACATGCCAGAACAGATTAAATCTCTTTTTGCGCCGCGCGCCGAGGCTCCGGTGAATCAGCCACAGCAGCCCGCGCCGGTACAGACGAACCTGAACCCGCCAGCGCCACAACAGCCCGCGCAGCAGATGACTAATATCGATATCACTGCGCTGGCCCAGCAGCTGCAACAGCAGATGCAGACGGCAAACGCTGAACGCGTGAACACGGTTTCCGCTGTTTTTGAGGCGTTCCCGACCTTCGCAACACTGAAGGCGGAATGTCTGGCCGACTTCTCCTGCACGGCGGAAAAAGCCCGAGACAGACTCCTCCAGGCGCTGGCGGCAGGAACTACGCCGAGTGCCGGTCCGGGTGCTATTCATCTTTATGCCGGAAACGGCAATCTGGTCGGTGACTCCATCCGTGCTGCGGTAATGAGCCGCGCGGGCTATGCGCAGGCTGAAAAAGATAACGCCTACAACGGTTATACCCTGCGTGAACTGGCGCGAGCTTCCCTTGTGGATCGCGGGATCGGTATTTCAGGTGCAGGGACAGCACAGGCGATGGTCGGCCTTGCGTTTACCCACAGCAGCAGCGATTTCGGCAATATCCTGATGGATGTGGCGCACAAGGCGGCACTGATGGGCTGGGACGAGGCCACTGAATCATTCGAACAGTGGACCCGTAAAGGCACCCTGACTGATTTCAAAACCGCGCACCGCGTCGGTCTGGAATCACTTGCATCGCTTCGCAAGGTCCGTGCCGGGGCGGAATATAAATATGTCACCATCAAAGATCGCGGCGAGCCGATTGCGCTTGCGACCTACGGCGAACTTTTCAGCATTGACCGCCAGACCATCATCAATGATGACCTGGACATGCTGACCCGTATCCCGCAGGCAATGGGCCTTGCCGCGCGTGCCACCGTGGGCGATCTGGTGTGGGCAGTTCTGACCAGCAACCCAAAAATGTCCGACGGCAAGCCGCTGTTCCACGCCGATCATGGCAACCTGGTCTCCGCCGATCTGAGTATCGAAGGCCTGGATACGGCGCGTAAGGCGATGCTGCTGCAAAAATCAGGCGACCGCCGTCTGAATATTCGCCCGGCCTACATGCTGACGCCAGTGGCCATCGAGTCCCGCGCTAACCAGCTGATCAAATCTGCAAGCGTACCGGGTGCGGACGCGAACAGCGGTATCGTTAACCCGATCCAGAACTTTGTGACGGTGTCCTCTGAAGCTCGCCTCGATGACAGCAGCCCGACGGATTACTACCTGACCGCCGCACAGGGACGCGACACCATTGAGGTGGCGTATCTGGACGGTATTGATACGCCATACCTTGAGCAGCAGCAGGGCTTCACCGTTGACGGTGCCGCGTTCAAGGTACGCATCGATGCCGGGGTGGCACCGCTTGACTGGCGCGGCATGGTTAAAGTCACCAAAAAATAACGACCGTCATCTGACGGTTTTTTATTACGGGGCGGCGCGTGCTGCTCCTTTTTTGTCTGGAGAGAAAAATGGCGAAAAATTATCAGCAGGATGGCAAAACCCTTGATTTTCAGAATACCGGTGCGACCGATATTCATTCGGGTGACGCCGTGCTTTCAGGTGCGCTGGTGGGCGTTGCTCACGACGACATTCCGGCAGGGTTGTGGGGGGTGCTGCATACCACGGGGGTGTTCGTCCTGCCAAAGGCAGCGGAAGCGGTTACTGTCGGCCAGAAGCTCTATCTGGCAGACGGTAAACTGACTGCGGAAGCGGGTGAGGCGGCGGCTCCGAATCCTCTGGCGGGCACGGCCTGGGCTGAGGCGGCGGCGGATGCGGATTCTGTTCCGGTCCGGCTTGGTTACTGATGAACCGCTTTCGGCAACGCCTGTTAAAAGCGGATGCCCGGATATCCCGGGCATTTGCCGAAGAGGTGCCTGCTGTCCTGTCTGTCGGCGCTGAGTTGCGTCCTGTTACTGTGATTTTCGAGACACCTGATGTCCCGGTTGACGTGCCCGGCGGGGGGCAAATTCAGGATCGCTCTCCGGCCTTCAGCGCGATGACCGCTGATATCGTGGGGCTTGAGAAGCACCACGGCGTGGAGATCAACGGCACGGCTTATCGTGTGACGCACATTGGCGCTGATGAAGAAGGCCGCACCCGCGTCACGCTGGCGTATGGCGCACCGGGTAAGGTGCAGCCGGACATCAATAAGTGGAGCTGATATGGCGCGTGAGTCCAGACTGCGGCGGGATTTGCCCGTCGATATCGATGTGGATGCCATCTGGCGGATAGCGGAGCACATCGGTGCCACCCATAAACAGTTTCGGGCAGCGTATTCCCGTGCGCTGAAACGTACCGCCGCCACCTTGCGTAAAAAAGCGATGGCTGACCTGAAAGACGGGCTGGCGCCGCGCAGCCTGGATCTGGTGCGCCGGCGTCTGCTTTCCTTTCGTCTTGATCGCGCTTCTCAGTCACAGCTGGATAATTTTCGTCTCTGGTTTGGTCTCAATGCCATCAAGGTAAAAGACCTGAAAGGCAGGATTAACGGGCGGGTCAGGCCTCACCATACCCGGCGGGATAAATCCACCGGGCGGTATATAAAGGCACGGCGCCAGGCAGTAAACGCCGGATTCACCCCAAAGGGCAGCCTGCTATCCCCGCGCACATTTGAAAACGGGGAAGTGGCGCGCTCCCGCCGTGAAAACCGCCGGACGGTGGTTATTCGCGATCCGGATACCCGTCGTACCCGCGAAGCGGAAGTCGATATTTATGAGCCGATGCTGAACTACATCGAAGATAACGCCTTTGCGGAGGCGATGGAGATTTTTATGCATCACTTTGAAACCGATCTGCGCGGGCGTGTGAAAGCCCGTATTTCTGTCTGAGGTTGACTATGGCCGAGCCATTACTGCTGGGGCAGTATCACGATGCTGTCACCGGCGCGCTGAGAAAAATTGCGTGGGTGCGTGACGCCGATGCCTACCCTGAAAAAAATGTCCCCCGTTTTACAGGGCTGACCACCCCGGCGGTCTATTTCTCCATAAACGGCTGGGAGCAGGGCGGCGGCAACGAGGGGCAGCTTAAAGTGAATCTGTCCTGCGATTTGTTCGTTGTGGTGGACGCGGCAGGCGCTGGCGTCAGCCGACCCGAAATTTTCCTGCGCACGGCGGCGGCGGATATCACGCAGTGGATTGACGGCCAGCAGTTCGGCCTGACCAGTCTTGAGCCAGCCGTCTTTATCGATGCGTCACGCGATGAGTTTGATCCGCGCATGGATGATTACCTGGTCTGGCGGATCTCCTTCACACAGTCAGCCGCCTTTGGTGCGGATCCGTTTGCACAGCTGAATGCCCCGCTGAAAGCGGCCTGGCTGGGCAAGGCACCGGATATCGGCCAGGCACATGTGGACGATTATCAGCTGATTTACGAGGCGAAACCCGATGAGTGATATCGAGGGCGATTTACAGCGCCGCCTGGCGAATATTGTGCGGCGCGGGGTTATTCATTCCGTTAAGCATGATGGTATACCGAAGTGCCGGGTGGATCTGGGCGACATCACCACTACCTGGCTGCCGCTCTGCCAGGGCTTTTCCGGGGCAAACCGGGCTGACTCCAATCCGTATGCGGTCGGGGATGCGGTCACGGTGCTGTCGGAGGCGGGTGAGCTGAATAATGGCCGGGTGTTTCCCGGCTGGAATACCGGCGGTCTGCCGGTACCGGAGGGCAGCGACAACGAACATATCACCCGCTACGGTGACGGTACCGAGATCCGGTATGACCGCGCCGCACATGCCCTGACCATCACGCTGGCGGAGGGCGGGACCTACAAAATTATCGGAAAGGGAACGCTCGATGGTCCGGTGGAAATCACCGACACCCTCACAGTTCAGGGCGTTACGCAAATCAATTCCGACACGAATGTGAAGGGAAACATCGGTGCAACACAGGAAATTTCGGACGGTACCGGGAAAATGAGCGGGATTCGCGAAACCTACAACGGCCATGACCATAAAGAAAATGGTGATGGCGGCGGAACCACGAATCCCCCCAATCAAAAAATGTGACCTGCCGCGGCAGGTTTTTTTATGCCTGGAGAAAATAAATGGCGAATTTACATGGTGTGGAAACGATCGAACTGACATCCGGTACGGTCGCGGTCACGACGATCCAGACGGCCATTATCGGCCTGGTGGGTACTGCGCCTGATGCCTCTACCGGAACGCCGGCGAGTGCCAGCACAGGAACCCCGATTCTGGATAATGTTGTGGATTTTTCCGCGACAGTTGCTGGCAGGTCAGGAAACGTGGTGGTGGTTGAGGCTGTAGCCGGCATCCCGAATGAAGAAAATCCCGCAGCGATTGAGACTTCTGCTGCCTGGAATGCGGAGGCATTAACGCTGACTATCACGCTTGGCTGCGATGAAACGGGCAAGCTGACGGCAACCCCTTCAGCAGTGGCCACTGCCGTGGGCGCGGTGGATGATGTGGCTGTCACCGCAACGGGAAGCGGGAGTGGCGTGGTCACACCGTTCCGGTTGCAGCTGGCAGGCGGCGAAGATGAACCTTTCCCGCTGAATACTCCTGTGGCGATTGTCGGTACCTCGATGCTTTCCCGGCTCGGTGAAAAAGGCACGCTGAAGCAGGCCCTGATGGAAATCAACGATCAGCGAAATGCCCTGACGGTGGTGGTACGCGTGGCTGAAGTTAACGATACCGCTAAACAGCGTGCGGCGGTACTGACCGGGATCGGCGCGCTGTCATCTGCTCGCTCCGTGACAACGTACCAGCCCCGTATCGTCATCGCGCCGGGATTCAGTGAGGATGATGCCGTGGGCAAGGCTCTGGAAACCGTCGCCGGCAAGCTGCGGGCGGTGGCGTATGTTGATTGTGCCACTGGGGCTAAGCTGCAAGAAGTGGTCCAGCGCCGACAGTCTTATGGTACCCGCACCGAGCTGCTGCGCCCGCGCGTACAGGTCAGCAATGCCGACGGCCAGCTGGTCTATCGTCCTTACTCTGCGTTTGCGGCGGGGTTGCGTGCCCGAATCGACTTTGAGAAGGGCTGGTGGTGGAGTAAATCCAACCAGGACATCAATAACATCCTCGGAGTGGAACAGATCGACGAGTTTATACTCGGCGATGAAAACTGCGACGCAAACCTGCTCAACATGCAGAACGTCTCTACCATCATCCGCCGGGCAGGGTTTAAGCACTGGGGCAACCGTCTGTGCGGTACCGATCCACAGTGGCGCTTCGAATCGGTTCGCCGAACCGCAGACGTCATCGAGGACAGTATTCAGGAAACGATGCTGGAATACGTTGACCGTCCGCTGGACCGGGAGAATGCCGACGACATTATCGGCACCATCAACGCCTATATGCGCCAGCTGGTCGGCCTCGGAGCCATTTTCGGTGGTCGCGCCTGGCTGGATGAAGAACTTAACACCGCTGAGAGCATGGCGGCGGGCGTGCTGTACATCAACTATGACTTTGGTCCGAAATCGCCGACTGAGCTTATCAGCCTGCGCGTCCGGGTGAATAACAACTATGCGCTTGAGGAGATGCTGGCAGCATGAGCGAAAAAAACACATTACGCGTCTGGACCTTCTTCCGGCAGGGGATCCGCATACAGGGGGCGCATGAATTTACTCCGCCGGCATTGTCCATTGTCAAAACGGATTTGCGTACCGGCGCACAGGATGCGCCGTCCCCCGTTGATGACGGTATGGAAGCACTCACCTGTCAGCTGAAGTTTTACGGTGTGGACGTGGATATGCTGACCGCCTTCGGTTTTGTCAGCGGCAGTCGTCCACGCTTTACGGCCTATCAGGGCTATCTGGCTAACGGTACCGCGTTGGGTACCATCGAGGAGATCGAAGGCTTTGTGCAGACCGTCACTCCCGATGCGCGTGGCAAGGACAGCCTGTCCGAAAATGCCGTCACGGTGGAAATCGCCGTGAGCTATTACCGTCAGACCAAAGATGGTCGCGAGCTCTTTGAGATAGATACTGAGCGCTTCTCGCGTCGGGTGAATGGCGTGGATGTTCTGTCCGGTCTGGCGGCAAAAGTACGGCTTTAACTTCAAACAATCTTACAACGGCCTGCGGGCCGTTTTTTTATGGAGATCAACATGTCTTTTCCTGGTGAAACACGCGTTATCAAACTGTATTCCCCTGTTTCCTTTGAGAACGGTGGCCTGCTCGAACAGGTGACGCTGCGCGAGCCGCTGGTGCGTGACCGCATTGCCTTTTCCAAAGACCGCGGCAGTGAGGAAGAAAAAGAGGCGCGCATGATTGCGCTGCTGTGCAACCTCAGCGAACAGGATATCTGGCAACTGACAGCGGCAGATTATGCCCAGCTGCTGGACGCGTTTAATGTTTTTATGCTCCCGCCCGAGAAGCGACCGAAAGAGGGCTGATGCGGGCGATACGTTTTCTGGGACGGCGCCTGCATTTTCCCATGACGGAATATCTGGATATGCCGTTCAGTGTGTTTTCTGATTTTCTCACCGACGAAGTGGAGGCGGTAAATCGTGGCCGGATTAAGCCAGAACCTTAAGGCCGTCATTACTTTTGGCGGCAGTATCGACAGCTCCTGGAGCCGTTCAGCGAACAGCCTGCAAAAAAGCCTGAAGGACGTCGGAAAGCAGTCAGAAAAACTGACGAAAGACCAGGCTAAGCTGGCGGCTGAGATTAAGCGTGCGAAGCTGGCAGGTCACAGCCTTGGCGATCTTAAACGGCGTTACAGCGACGTGTCCCGTGAAATTCGCAAAACGGAGGCCGAACAGCAGAAGCTGAATCAGCAGATGCAGAAGACGCAACGGCTGGCCGCCTTCAAGGGGGCAGGGAAAGGGCTGTTTCGCCGTGGTCTTGGTATGGCCGGACAGCTGGGCGGGATGGTTGCTCCCGGGCTGGCGATTGGTGGCGGTGGCGTGGTGGCTTCTGCCCTGGGTACCCTGATTGCACCTGCGGCCACCAACGAAGAAACGGCCCGACGGGCTGGTGTGGCGAAAAGCTATGGCGTCGATATCCCGACGTTTGATGCCTGGGACACGCTCGCGAAGCAGTACGACATGAACGGGGAGAACATCGGCGATCTGTTCGAGGAGTACCTTCACAAGGCGGGAGAGTACAAGCAGAACGGCAAGCAGGGTTCCCTTCAGGATGCGTTTGAAACGCTGGGATTTAAGGCGGGGGATTTTGCGGGCCTCAGCGATATGGCGCAGTTCGAAAAAATCGTCGAGCGTGCGCTCAGCATGCAGGACGAGTCGAAAGCGTCGTTTGCACTGGATTCGTTGTTTGGCGGCGAGGCCAGCAAGCTGCTGATGCTGCTTAAACAGTCCGGTAAAAGCTACCGTGACCTGATGGACGAGCAGCGGCGTTATAACCTCGTCACGAAAGAGGGGGCTGAAGGGGCGATGGAGGGCAACCGCGCCATTACCAGCCTGCGCACTGTCTTCTCCTCGGCTGTAGCGGAAATTTCAGGGCAACTGGGAAACGAGCTGGCACCGGATATCCGCAGGCTGACGGATGATATGGCGGAGTGGTTTAAGGGGGGCGGGATCAAACGCATTGTCAGTTTCCTGCGTAATGATCTTTATCCCGGTGTGCTGACGTTCGGCCAGGGCATTGTGTTCGTCGGGAAAGTGGCCTACGCGCTGGCGAAAAAACTGTCTTGGCTTTTGCCGGATGAGAGAAGCGATCAGCGGGACGTACTCAAATCGCTGGCGATGACCGGCTCGGTTGATATTGCACGCATGACGGCGCAGCGCAACGGTCAGGGAGAATGGTTTGAGCAGCAACTGAAGGAAAAGCCGGACCTGCCTGATGATGTGAAAAAATCGTACCGGGACACCCGGGGATTTTTCCGCGACGATGATGACACCTTCAACCATACGCTCGATAAATACGTGACGCCGGAAAGCAGCGGCGCGCCGTTCTCCTGGGATTCAGCATTGAACCAGAACCAGGAGACGTCTGTGCAACCGGGACATGAAACATCCGACAGGACTGCCGGCGCCTGGAATAATTACAGACTTCCTTCCTTTCCCTCGCTTGAAAAAAGTAGCGTCTGGCCCGCAGCGGAAAAACCGAAGGGATCCGCAGACAACATCTTACCGGATAAGCCGGTGGTCAATGTCGATGTTTATCCTTCCCTTAACTGGACAGCACCAGAGGGAAGATCTGAGGAGAGATCGGAATACCCTTCACAGCGTATCCCTGATGTAAAGGGAAATTCAAAATACCCGACACAGCGTATACCTGATGTGAATGTTGATGTCGATTCGTTACCGGGTACTGACAACGCGCAGGGATCATTCACGAATAACGAACGCTACAGGGATAAAAGCGCAGACGTATTGCTCTTAACGCCCGAGATTAACTCCCGACAGTCTCCTGATCCTGTTTCAGACAGACCGGCAGAACTGTCAGGTGAAGTGGAAAGCAGTTACTGGGAAACATTACTTCAGAAGCTGGATTTTGCGGACAAAGCGCCACCTCCCCGACAACTGACCGACAACCGTCGTTTCGAATTTCATTATGAGATACATGGCGCACCTGGTCAGCACGAAAGGGCGATCGGGGATGAAGTTGTCGCGGTGACTAAAACCAGTCCGGTATTTAACGGTGACAGCAGCATGCTGGACGGAGGACAAATCTGGTGAGTGAAATCATTCCTGTCTTTGAAGACTTCGGGCAATTTCAGTCCAGCGCTGTTCGGGGGGCTCAGGCCGCCCGGGTGATGATGATGCTGGGCGATTTTGCCTTTTCGATCGACACCACGGCATACAACCAGCTGACCCGCGAGGCCAGCTGGCGATGGAGCGAACAGGAGCGGATCGGGAAGCAGGATTTATTGCAGTATACCGGCAAGCCCGGGCGAACCGTCCGGCTTGAAGGGGAATCGCATGCTTTCTTTCGCAAGGGGGTGGATGCTGTTAACGATCTCTTCGACCTGGCAGACCAGAATCAGCCTCAGCAGCTGGTCAGCGGTGAAGGAGATGTCCTGGGCTGGTGGGTGGTGATCGACTTCTCAGACACGACCAGCCGATTCCTGCCGGGCGGCGGCCACCGAAACAAAAACTGGACGATGACGCTGAAACATTATGCCGATGACATATCAAACCCGTGACGGTGATGTGCTGGATGCGATCTGCGCGACGCATTACGGCACAGAGAATCTCTCTTATATTGTGACGCAGGTTCTTGAAGCGAATCCTGGACTGGCTGACCGTGGGGCCGTTTATCCTTCAGGTCTGTTTATCACTTTACCGGATCTGGCCCCGCCGGTTCAGGCTTCTGCTTACAGCCTGTGGGATTAAAAATGGCAGATCAGATTGTTAAACCGGAATATGCTCCCGCTTTCAGCGTCAGCGCTGAAAGAAAAGATATTACCCGTGCGCTGCAACAATGCCTGGCAGAGCTGACGCTGACTGATTACGGCGGTGCCACGGCAAAAGCAGATGAGCTGAAAATCACCCTGCTCTCGGAAACGCTCTCCCTTCCGCCAAAAGGCGCTCGTCTTCGCGTGGCGCTGGGTTTTAATGATCATCTGGTGGATAAGGGCTGGTTCGTGGTTTCCGGCGTGGCCAGCAGCGGTCCGCCACGTCGTATCGAAATTTATGCCACCGCTGCGCCAATGAACGCGCAAAAACAACCGGGTGATGTGATCAGCCAGAAAACACGCAGCTGGGATAACCTGCGACTGGCGGATTTGGTTAAAACGGTAGCGAAAGAAAACGGACTGGTACCAAAAGTGGCCGCAGAGCTGGCCGACATTCATATCGACCACGTTGACCAGGTGGCAGAATCAGACGCCAATCTGCTGACGCGCCTGGCCCGAACATGGAATGCTGTCAGTAAACCGTCGGGCGGATACTGGCTCTTTCTGCGTCAGGGAGCCACGGCAAATGCTTCCGGCGAACAGACCGCAGCTCTGATTATCACACCAGAAGAGGTGTCAAACTGGTCTTACAGCGAAGGAGAGCGGGGCAGTTCGACAGGGAAGGCCACCGCCAGCAGTGGTAAGTCTTCAGGCAAAATCGGCGTACGTTATTACGATGAGGCTGACGGGAAGACCAAAACCACCACGGTTGATCATGATGGTCCCTCAATGGCTAACCCGTATACCCAGCCTGTAAAAACTACTGCCGATCAGCAGGCCAAAGCGAAAAAAACGCAGGCCCGCCGCAATGAACAAAAAATGACAGTAACGGGGCCCTGCCGACCCAGACACGTTCCTCTTACGGCAGAGTCTGGCGTATCCACGTCCGGCTTTGGCGAACGGGAAGATCGCGCCTGGGTGGTTGAGTCGCTTGTGTTTTCCCTGACACCTGCGGGTTTCAGTTTCACATACAACCTGGTGGTTGATATTCGCAAGCCTGCGAAATCCTCAAAAAAATCCGGTAGCAAGGATAAGACCGGCCCGGATTACTTCGGATAACTCTCAGCCATCCGACAAACAGATACGGAAAATACTATGAACGGTGTAAACAGCCGGACCGGGAAACACCTGTCCGGTAGCGATCATCTGCGCCAGTCCGTCAGCGATATTCTCTCCACGCCCGTCGGCAGCCGTGTACTGATCCGTGATTATGGCAGTGACCTGTTTTCGCTGGTTGATAACCCTCGTGATGACCTGACCAGGCTTCGCATTATCGCCGCGACCGCCTCGGCGCTGGCACGCTGGGAACCCCGGCTTAAGGTCACGCGCGTTGTCGTTTCTTTCCCGGCTGACGAAACGGGGTGTGTGGTAGATATCGAAGGGATTAACAAAGAGAACAATCTTCCTGTCAGCACCGGAGGCATACCGATTTATGGCAAGCAGCTATGACGTAATTAACCTGTCCGCCCTGGCGGTGCCGGATGCCATCGTGGTACCGGATGCCGCTGACATTTTTACCCGCTGGCTGGCGCGCCTGCGCGAACTGGATCCGGAATTTGATGCGCTGGTGGAATCTGACCCGGCGTATAAACAGGGTGAAATCAACGCCTACCAGCTCACCCTGGCGTTCCAGCGTGTTAACGACGCAGTACGCGCAGTTTTCCTTGCCAGTGCCAGAGGGGCCGATCTCGACCAGCTGGGCGCGGCCTTTAACGTTTCCCGTCTGGTGATTAATCCCGGCGATCCGGATGCGGTTCCCCCTGTCGACCCTGTTTATGAAGACGACGACGCTTTCCGGGAACGTATACAGCTTTCGTGGGCGCAGCTGAATACGGCCGGCGCGCGTAACGCTTATCGCTTTCATGCCAAATCTGCGGATAACGATGTGCTGGATGCGGACGCCTACGGGCCTGAAACCCATAACCGGCCCGGCGAGGTGGATGTGTACGTGCTCTCGCGCACAGGAAACGGTCAGGCAGGACTCATTCTTATTGAAACCGTCATGAACACACTGAGCGCGGATGAAGTCAGGCCGCTCACCGATTTTGTCAGCGTGAAAAGTGCCACCATCGCCAGCTATGCCGTCACGGCGGAGCTTGATATTCCTGACGGGCCGGATGCACAGACGGTGCTGGAAAACGCCATCAGCACGCTGATGAGCTATACACAGCTTTCCCATCGTATTAACGCCATTGTACCGCTTTCCGCGATTTACTCGGCGCTTCAACAGCCAGGTGTGGCCCGGGTCAGGTTGATCAGCCCGACGGCAGATCTGGAAGCGGCCGCAGGACAGGCTCCATGGTGCAGCGCGATAAACGTCACCCGTAAAGGAGGTGTGAGTGGATAAATTTCGTTCTCTGCTACCACCTTCAGCCATTCACCCGGAACGGGCGCAGGAACAGGCAAGCACTGAGCTGATCACGGCGCTGGATACTGACATGGTGCGTAAGGTGAAAAATCCGGATACCTGCCCCGCACATTTGCTGCCTTGGCTGGCCTGGGAATTTGCGGTGGATTCGTGGGAAGAGGCTTGGACCGAGGAAGAAAAAAGGCAGGTGATCCGGGATGCCGCATATGTCCATCAGCACCGGGGCACCGCTGGTGCGGTCAGACGATCGCTGAGTGCAGTTAGCCTGCCTACAACGGTGGTGGAGTGGTGGGAGGATACACCGCGTAAGGATCCCTATACCTTCCGGGTAGAAGTTTACAGCATTCAGGCCATCGACGAAGCGCTTTACCAGCGTATCCGGCGCCAGGTGGATAAAGCCAAAAACATTCGCAGCCTGTTGACCACTATTGATGTGATCGCCGATCTGGGTGCGAAGGGAACTTATTATGCCGGCGGTGCTGTTACCGCCTGGATTGACGTTGTTATTGAGGCCGGAGAATAACCATGGCTGAGAAGTATTACAGCATTCTGACAAACAGGGGCAAGGAGCTGGAAGCGCAATCTTCCGCAACCGGGAAGCCCGTCATTATCAAAGATTTTGTCGTGGGGGACGGAAACGGGCAGGCCGTTAGACCGGATCCGGCGCAGACGAAGCTGGTGCGTGAGGTATATCGAAGCGCAATTTCTGCACTACAGGTCTCTCCGGATCAGGCGAACCAGTTTTTTGCTCAGCTAGTCCTGCCGGTTGCCGTTGGCGGATTCGTAGTCAGGGAAGTTGGCCTGCTGACAGATGCTGGCGAACTGTATTCTGTTGCGAACTGTGCTGCCATTGAAAAGCCTGAAAACGGTGTCAGCGTCAGTTTGCAATTCCGACTTGCAGTATCAGAGACGGCGGCAGTTGAATTAAAAGTGGCTACTGGCGATGGTCTTTTCCTGCGGATCGATCGAAATCTTGGGGAGATCGCTGAGCATGGTCCAGGGGCACAAAAAAGCGCGCGAGAAGCGATAGACGTCGTTGATGCGACCATATCCCGTAAGGGGCTGGTGCAGCTCAGTAATGCTACCGACAGTACGTCGGAAGGGATGGCGGCTACACCAAAGGCAGTTAAGGCAGCATACGATCTTGCGGACGGTAAATACACGGCACAGGATGCTACCACAGCAAGAAAAGGTATCGTCCAGCTCAGTAGTGCAACCGACAGCACTTCGGAGGTGATGGCGGCCACGCCAAAAGCTGTTAAGGCAGTAAATGATGAATTGGCGAAAGTCAAAAATAGTCTAGGGACTGCCTCCGGGAAGGATGTTGTCACCTCTCAGACCGATACTACGGCGGGCAGAGTGTTGACTGTTGGATATGGGGGGGTAGGTGGTACAGCTCCACGGACAGCCGTAGCTGGGGCGAACAGTTATGACAATATTCCAGCCGGATTGCCGTCTGGCTTCTGGACGCATGCTGTTGATGGTGGTCCGTACGCTCACACAATTACACTGCTACAGGATGGAGGTGGAAACAGGGACGATAGACATCTGATTATTCCGTCCAGTAATACAGGTAAAATTGCGATTCGCTGGGATGCCGGGCAAACAAAGAGTTACCAATATTTTTATACTGACAAGAATAAACCTACAGCCGCGGACGTGGGGGCGGTACCTAGCGGGCGCAAGGTCAATGGCCATGCGCTGAATGCTGATATTAACGTAACCTCTCAGGATATTTTCAACGGTCAGGCGATCGGGCTTTCGACTGAGGATTTGGATACGCTCAAAACGCCGGGCATTTATTACCAGCCAGCGAACGCCAATACCTCAGCCGCAAGGCACTATCCTGAAAATAACGCCGGCACGCTGGTTGTTTATAAAAATGCCGGAGTAACTCAGGTTTACAGGGTTTATAACAGTTCCAGAAGTTATACCCGGAGCCAGTATTCAACTGGTGCCTGGACTGCGTGGACGCCTGTTGATGCGTTTCCTGTTGGTGCCCCTATTCCGTGGCCGTCCGATGTGGCGCCGTTCGGTTATGCCATTATGGCGGGGCAAACCTTCGATAAAGCGGCTTATCCCCTTCTGGCGGCAGCATATCCGTCAGGCGTAATCCCCGATATGCGCGGATGGACGATTAAAGGGAAGCCTGCAAGCGGTCGTGCAGTGCTGTCACAGGAACAGGACGGCATTAAGTCGCACAATCACGGGGCATCAGCTTCATCAACCGATCTCGGGACGAAAAATACCAGCGCATTCGATTACGGGACGAAAACGACCAGCGCCTTTGACTACGGGACTAAAACATCAAACAGCACCGGTGCACATACGCACAGCGTTTCCGGTACTGCTGCAAGTGCTGGCGACCACAGTCACGCCCAGAGAGCATGGCGTGATGGTGGGGGCGGGAATGGCGTTTATATCGACCGTAACGTCTTTAATAAAGCCGGCTTTGTTGATACGTCATCTTATACCGTAAATGCCGGGGCACACACACACAGCGTAACGGGTACTGCGGCCAGCGCTGGCGCGCATACGCATACGGTAGCCGTAGGGGCTCATACGCATACGGTGGCCGTAGGGTCGCACACACACTCGGTTGTTATGGGGGCGCATACCCACACCATTACCGTTGCCGCTGCCGGTAACGCAGAGAACACCGTCAAAAACATCGCTTATAACTACATTGTGAGGCTTGCATAATGGCTTTTAAATTTTCAAGTAAAGACCGCACTATCCGAATTTACAATCTCCGCGCAGATACACGAGAGTTTATTGGGGCGGGGGATGCTTATATACCGGCTAATACCGGTCTCCCGGCAGACTGCACCAATATTGCACCACCTGAAGTGCCAAAGGGAAAGGTTGCAGTATTCAACGGAACAACGTGGGAGCTGGTTGAGGACTATCGAAATCAAAAACTATACAGCAAAGAAACAGGTGAGCGGGTCTATATTAGCGGGCTTGGTGCTTTGCCTTCTGACGTAACGACAATTGCTCCTGACGGAAATTACATGCGCTGGAATGGTGAGGGATGGGAGAAAGATACAGAAGCGGAGCGCGCAGCCGCAGTCGCCTTCGCCGAAAGTGAGAAGAAGCGGCTCACGCAAGAGGCTACGCTGATCATTGAAACGTTAAACGATGCAGTTGAGCTTACTTTCGCGACTGAAGCAGAAGTTGACGATTTGATTGAATGGAAAAAGTATCGAGTGCTGTTAAATCGTGTTGATACCTCTGAAGCGCAAGATATTAAGTGGCCGTCCCCGCCAACTAGAAATTGA